TCACTGCGTAACCCCAGAAGCCATCACGCGTGAGCATCACCGACGTCGCCGAGCAGGGCGCGGTAAATGCGGACACAGCGATATAGACCGCCAGGTACGCATAGATGAATCTCGCAAGGGCATCGGTTTTCATGCGGCGACCCTCGCGTGATTGGCGCCAAGCTGGAACAGCACGCGCTCCGCTTCGCGCCGCTTGACCAGCCCCGCCAGTACCTTGCCGCCCGCCTGATTCCAGCGTGCGAATTCGGCGATTGCGCCGTCCGTGTCGCCGGCATTGAGCTTGCGCAAAAGCGTCGACGTGTCGAAATTGCCGCTGCCGATGTTGAATACGAGGTCGACGAGCGCGTCGTACTCCTCCTGGTTCAAAGCAACTTTGACGTCGCGCTTGACCACGGCTTCGGCACCGCGCACGTCCGCCCGCAACCAGTCGACGGCCATGTCGCGCGTGATCACCATGCCGGGTCTGACGTCCGGGCCGGTATGTCCCCAGCCGCCCGTCCACGGCGCACCGTTCAGGGAGCCGAGATCGGTCGGAATCGCACCGCCGGCGAGTACACGCTGCCATAGCCCTCTCGCCTGCAGGGCTTTGGCGAGCGGCGATACTGGATCCGGATACGCGAACAGGACGAGCGTCTCAGCGTGCTCCGTGAGCGACATGCCCTGGTCGGAATATTTAAGGTTCTCGTTCAAACGTGGCCCCCAATGAAAAAAACCGCGCCGATGCGAGATCGGAGCGGCCATAAAAAAACCACCCGAAGGTGGTCGAAAAAATTTACTTTGTCGTCGGTCTATCTGGCGAAACAGACGAGCCCGATCAATCCGCCCGTCAGCGTTGCAACGACATCCCAGACGGATACATCGCCGCCAGTGAAATGATCCAACACCTCCTTGACTATTCCGGCGACGGCCACGAGGGCAATACCGACCTGCCAGTTGACGAGGTGCCCGATAGCGAAAATAAGCACACCCAAAATGACGTGCAGACACTTGTCCTGCGGAATGGCTTTCATGATTACCGCTTCGATTGATCGCATGACTTCCCCTATCCCATGTACCAGACACCGTTGTATTGTGTGAACGTGTACATTGTCTTATCCGCAAGGGCCACGGCCGCACCGGTGGGCGTGCTAATACCCGAGCCATTGGCGATCGTGACTTGCGCATCACCGAGCACACGGATCGTGTCCCCTTCCGCGCCCCCCGTAAAATTGGTCACAGTCGTCGCCGTGGTATAGCCTGCGAATACCACGAGGCTTGTGCCTGTCACGTCGACAACCGTTGTTCCATCGGGTGGGCGGATGGCTTGAGGCGGATTGACCACGCCTGAGCCGAGAAATCCCTGGGTCAGAAACAGGCCGGAGGCGTTGTAGAAGCCGCCGCAATCAATGTAGCTGTTGCGGACGTTGGCGTTCGAATTACTGACATAGTCCTCGTAGCCATACTTCTGCGGGATCGTCGCGTCGTGACCATCCGATCGACACGAGGAGAACTTGCAGCCGCTTGATGTCGCGCTGGCATAGAAGCCAGAGTAAAGCCCTGAAGCGGCCAAACTATTGTTATAGGCCGTGCAAACGGACCCGATCACGTTGCCGTCAATCCAGAAGCCCACGCCACCGTTACTGTCACCACGGCATAAAGACATGCGATGGCCTGCGCCAGACTGCGGTCCAATGTAGATGCCGCGGTCCGCTTGTTCCCCGACCGCATTGCTCAAGAAACTATTAGCACCATAGACAGCAATCGCCGCTCGAAAAAGATTCGCGTCGGTCACGGAGGCCGCCGACTGCCCGGCCATCTCGACTCTGTTGATAAAGTCATCCGTGCCATGCGTCTCCAGAACCCCAACAACACCGGTGCGAGTCACACCGAGGAGACAGTTGGTGGCGAGCAGATCTTCGAATACCACGCCCCAGCCGTTGCTATGCAGAAACGCCTGATCGGCGAAGCCATTGGCGGAGCAGCACTTTATCGCTCCCCACCTGGTTCCCTGGAAGCGTACACCTCCTCCGGCATGGGCTGCACCCAATCCCTGGAAGTTAATGCCCTTTACGCTCAGCACGCCCCGCTTCAGGCTGGCCGGTGTGTCGACCACGAAACCGGGCGCAGCCTGCGACAGCGTGACGCCGGCAATCGGACCACCTACCTGAGCCAGATAACCGAAATGCTCCGCACCGCTGACCAGATGCACGCCGTCCCTGAGCACGACATTGCAGAAATAGTTGCCATTCGGAAAACGGATCACCCCGCCACCGGCTGCGGCCAGTACATCGATCGCCGATTGAATTGCTGCCGTGTCGTCGGCGCTGCCGTTACCTTTGGCGCCAAAGCGCTTCGGGTTGGCATAACCGTCATTGAGGTCATCCGCTACTGTTCGCGCAATGGAGCCGGCCAGCGCACCTTTAAAGCCGACCAATGATGCGCCGCTGGGCGCGGCAATCAGGCGATCGTCGGCAGCGTGCGCAACCATCGACACGCCCTTCTCCGGGTCGGCCAGGTCCCGATCGTCCACGGCGTGTGCGACCATCCTGACGCCTTTGTCAGGGCTGGCCAGATCCGCGTCCTGGGTGTACGGACTCATGTCGACCCATGCCATGGATGCCCCGTCCTCTGCCACGCCCAGCATGCGACCCGCGTTGCCGGTCAGCAGCGGAATATTGACAGTCGCCGCATCAGCATGCGCCGCTGCAGCTGCGGCCTCAGCGGCCTGACGATCCTGCGCCACGATCACCGCGTCATGAGCCGTAGCCTGCGCATGATCACTGGCCTGGCTTGCTGACTCCAACGCCGAAGCCCGCGCATTGATCGCCGACTGGGCGGTATCAACCGTTTCCTGCAGCATCGGCAGCAGGTACTCTGTATGCCCGCCGTCAAGCATGTCCCGCTCAGTACTGCCGTCGTCGGAGTACTGATGTCCGGTCAGGGGGAAAGTTACTTTGCTCATCGAATTTCCTCGAGCTCGAAGGCGTTGGTATGGTTGTTGAGGAACGAAAGCTGTAGCGGATTGATCTGCCGCATGCGGGCAAGAAAGGAGTGCCGCAGCAGATTGATCGCGTCGTCGCTGTCCCACACAAACAGCAGTTCCTGGTCGATGCCTGCTGCCCGCTGTGTTTCGAACACTCGACCGTACGCTTCGTCGTCGGAGAGCCAGTCGAGTGAGAACTTCTGCACGCGCCGGCCGTTGCGCCGCTCGAAATACGGCGTCCCGTCCACGGCCCTGTCCATCGTGGTATCGAACTCCCAGCCAAGCTGCGGGTTATAGCTCGCATTGTTCGTTGGCGACCACGCCTGGGACACGAACACACGGCCGAATTCGAGATACCCATCCGGATTGCCTTCGTCAGAGAATTCGAACCGGACGTAGCGGCCGAAGACGGGCGTCCTGATCACGCATAGAATCAGCGCCGGATAGCTCTTGCGCTGGTCCTCCGGCAGCCGCCCGTCCCACCAGTTCGGATCTTCCCAGTCAAGCATCGACGGACTGTAGAGCCGTGGCCATGCCTGCCGCCACACGGAGCCGTAAAGCGGAGAGCTGAGTGTCGAGTCAAACACGGACGTATTGAAATCCGGATCGCGCGACACGCGGATCCGATAGCGTCCGTTGAGTGTCAGGTTGTGACGGATCATTGCGAACATCGACACCTTGCGCGAGACCTTCAGGTCCACGTCGAACTGCGTATCAGCCATTGCCGCTGTCGTGCTGCGCGCCACACGTGACAGGCGCGGGTCCTGCAGGTTCGTGAGCGGCGCCTGCCATGCACCACCCGAAAGCACCCCGGCGTCCGTCTGGTTCGGAAACCCCAGCATGAGTTTTGCCATGCGCCTGTCCCTTGCTTGTCCATTGTTACCGTTCATCAGCCCCACAGCACGAGCGCCGCGCGCCCGTGTGTGAAACCGGTATTGATGCCGATCACGCGAAAGAGCCGACCGCTTAGCCCGAAGCGCGGCGTGTCGAGCGCCACGACGTCGCCCAGGTCCACTTCACCAAGCTCAGTCACCGGCACGTCGACATCGAGCGTGAGACGCCGTACGCCGTACAAAGCAAGACGCCGCTGCGATTCCGCAACGGCGTCCGGTTCATTCGCGAGCCCTGTATCGAAGCTCAGTTCGTCCGCGTGCGGCCACGGCACCCTGATTGCCGGGCCTTCGCTGGTCGACGTGCGGAATTGCTGCGCGAGCCACGCCACCGTCCGCGCTGACGCCGCAGCAACATCCGTCTGCGTGGTGTAGTTGCGCGCATAGTTCACTGCGACGCTCCATGCCGGCACGCCCGCCGCTCGTACGGTCAGCGCCATCTGCGTTTCCTCGCCCCACGTGACCACGGGCGTGCCCGCTGGCGCGTCGAGCCGCCCCATTCGCAGGCGGCTTAAACGATCGAATCCGTACCACGCGCCGATTGAGCCCGCGATTCCGTCCATCAGCGATTGCGGTGTCGCATCCGCATCAGCCCACGTCCCCGTCACTGCTCCATTTAAAGCATCAAGCGCGGCGACATCCGTCATCACAATGTCCGCGTCGGGCACACCTGCGTCCCTCGCAATGGCGACGAGCAGATCTGCGGCACTGGTGCGCGCGCCCTGCGCGTCGCAGGTCACCGTGCCAGCGGGCGCACTGCCGAGCCGGAAGAAGCCAGCTGTGCAACGGAATTGCCCAGGCGATGGCGCCGTTGCCTGCATGTCGTCCGTGCTGGCATAGTCCGCGCCACGGGTGAGCGCAACGCCGTTGTCATACACGGCTGTCACGACGCACGCCGCGTCGCTGACCTGATAGATCAGCTTCGACGTGTTCACACACTTTGGGGAGACGTTCAGCACCAAGCCATAGACACGCGGCTTGAACTGATCCTTCAGATCGCCCTTCGTGCCCTCGATACCGGCTGGCAGCACGTTATTGCCAAGGTATCTGGGACGATTGGCGATCGTCAGATCCGCGAGCCTGTCCTCGATCACGACCGACAGCCCGGTGTCCTGCACTGAAACGTCCGACAGCGTGCCGGTCATCACCACCGCCCACTGCGAGTACGGCACACTGGGCTCGCCCATCCGGACGACGAAACGCCGCCCGGAGAAAGCGTAGTCGGTGGCCAGATCATCAAGATGGCCATCCTGGTTCACCAGCAGCACATTGCCAATCGTTACACGGGTCGCACCGAACGTTGCCGCCCCGTCGAACAGCAGCCGGTCGAGCGTGGGCGGCGTCTTGATGACAGGCTCGAAATAGACATTTGGCGGCGTATCGTCGGGCCGCGTCATGAAACCGACCTCCGAGAAATACCGCGTATGCACCTGCCCGGTCGGCAAGTGAAACGCATCGGCTTCGAGCGCTATGATCATGTTTGCCCTGGCCTCCTTTGCTGTTGCAGGACCGCAGTCTGCTGGTCCATCTTCTCCGACCCGTCACGCGCAATCGCGTCGGCCTGCTGGAGCTGTGCGGCAAGTAACTTTGCGATTGCTTCCGCCTGCTTCGCGTTCTGCTCCCGCAATGCCTTCAGCTCCTGTAGCAGCGGATCGTTGGCGCTCGACTGGTATCGCGTGAAATCGACCGCCTGCATGGCAGGCAATCGCGAATCGAGCGACCGTGCTTCATTGGCGGTGAGCACCCGTTCCCCCGCATGCAGTTCGGCGATATAGCCGTCGAACGGCACACGGTACAGACCGGACGCATGCGAGCCGTTGACCGACGTCCATGCCTGCAGACTCGCGATCGCTTCGGCCACGCTCTGCACCGACGTGTTCACGTCGACGATGCCCTTCACCATCTCTTTCAACTGATCAAGCTGGGCATCCACCGACGAGCTGGCATAGTCCATCGACTGCATGACTTCGGCGAGATCCGATTGATACTGGCCAGAGCTCGCGTTGTACGCCTTCGACGCATTGAGGAAATCCTGCGCGGCCGACGTGAGGCCGGCCTGCGCGGTCGCGTCCCCGCCAATCGCCTTGCCGTACAGATCCTCGAATCGCTGACGCGTTTCTGCATACTGCTGCTCCGGCGACGCGGTCGAGAGATCGCCAGTAGTGAGCGACTGGCGAAACTGGTCGACCTGATCCCTGAACGATTGCAGCGCCTGCGACTGGGTGCTGTAAGCAGAGGCCACCGCGGACTCGTACGAACTGACGACATTGTCGAACGCAGGCGCCAGCGCAAGCAGCGACACATAGGCCTGCTGTCCCGCCGCCGTCGACAGGTCGAGCGACTCGACAAGGTCACGGAACTGGTCCCGCGTGTGAATGCCGCTATAGCCGAGCGCGGCCAACTGGTCCGTCACGGACTTTGACGCGTCGTCGGCCTGTTGGGCTGCTGACGTGAAATGTTGATAGAAGAACGTTGCGCTCGTGTTGAAAGAGTCCACACCACCAGCCAGATTCAGCACTGCTGTTTGTGCATCGACCGAGGCGTTCTTGAGATTGTTGAAGTCGTCGCCCATCTTCTGGATGGAATCGAACAGCGACTTCAACGAACTAAGCTCGCTCAGCAGCGAGGTGATGTCATCGGCCGACAGCGTCGACGCGTCGACGCCCTGCAGTACAGCGGCATAGGGCGTGTCCAGATTCGCCTTTTGCAACGAGTCGATAACGGAGCGCTGCAACTGCAGACTAAAGTCGTTCAGCACCGTCGTCGAATCCTTGACGCCATTCAGATCCTGACGGTTGACGTCGGTGTCCAGATCACCGAAGCCGGCGGCCACGAACGAATTGCCTTTCTGCGGGCTGATTTCATAGGTCGCGGAATACTGCCCCAACCCGTCGATCGACCCGCCCAGTTGCGAGGCCAGCGACTTGATCGAGTCATACGTGTTCTTGATCGAGGCCTGAACATCAGTTGCAGCCGGATCTCCTCCAGACGGGCCGCGCACCTTGGTGATGTTGTCGTTACTGTCGATCGTATAGTCAGCGCCATAGCGGGTCTCCCCGCCACCGATGAAAGAGCCAACCAGCGAGCCCAATACCATCCCGACAACGGCGCCGATCGGCCCGGCAAGAGAGCCCAGTGACGCACCGATCGCGGTGCCCGCCAGGGCCGAAGAGGCCCCGATTGCCAGACCGCCCATCGCGCCAAGGGATCCACCAAGGTTCGAATACCCCTTGTTCCCGAACAGAGCGCCACCAGCGAGACCGCCCAGCAGGCCGGCGCCGCCGTACATCAGCCCTCCAGACGATCCAAGCGTGCTACCAAGGCCGCTGCCCGCCTCGCCTGCCGTGAATCCATAGGCATTGGAGCCGAGCGCAGACGCATAGCCGCCGGCGCTTGCTGCCACGTCTCCACCGATGCCACCGCCCAGTCCGCCTAGCAGGACACCGCCGCCCGACAATGCGCCCGTGCTTGCGCCTGCGATCGCCGACGCACCGAGCGCGGTAGATGCACCACCGTATCCCTGAATCCACCCCATCACGGTGTTATAGCCGTTGGACAGGTTGTTATACGTGCCGTACGGATTCGACAGCAGGTTGTTCAGCGTACCGTTTCCGCCGCCCATCCCGTTGTTCTGCAGGATCGAGCTCTGCACCCCGCTGCCGCCGGCAATGCCGGCAATCTGCGCGATCACGCTGATGACGAAAGGTTTTGCAAACGACTTGTACAGCTCGTCGACAACCGTCGTCTCAAAGGTGTTCTTCAGAGACTTCGTAAAGCTCGACCAGCCGTTCTTGCCGTCCGTGAGCATCTGCAGGAAGCCGTTGTGAAAGTCGGTCCCAATGCCGTCAATCGTGCTCTGCCAGCTCTTGACCAGATCGTCCTGCTGTTTCTTTGCCTGCGCAAGATCGTCAAGCGTCGCCTGATCGCTGGCGACACCATGCAATGCGGTCGAAAGTGACTTTGCTTTCGCGATCGCTTCGTCCCAGGAGTTCGTGTCCGCAAGATTGCCCTGCAACAGCGCAATTGCACGTCCCTGCTCGAGCGCGGCAACGGTGTCGTCAGCACGCGATGCCCTGAGGTCATCGATCGCGGACTTCGTCATGCCGAAGGTATCGATCTGGTCGCGCAGCGACTGCCCCTGCTGGTTCGCCGAGTCGATCTGCTTCTGCATCGCATCGAGCTGGGACGTGCCGTATTTGTCCCACACCTCGTCTTCCTGCGCAGCCGACTGCGCTACCTTCTGGAAGAACTCCTCGACGGCCTTGCCGCCGTCAGCGAGCGCCTTGCGTTCCTGATTGGCGAGCTGCGCGCGCTGCACGGCACTCAGGTTCCGGTTGTTCATGCCCTGCGCGATCAGCGCGGCTTCCCGGTTTGCGGCGTCGATATGATCGGTCGCGGCCTGCGCGAGCAGATTGCGATCCAGCGTGTAATAGTCGGTGATCGACAGCGCACCGCCCTTGTACTGCGCGTCGAGCACCTTGCGTGCACTCTCCACCGCCGACAGTTCCTGTGCAAGCGCATCTTTAACGGCCTGCACTTCGCCCGTGAGCTCGGCACGATCGACGAGCCCCGTGCCGCTTTTGCGCCCGGTCCTGTCCTTGTCCTTATCGTTGATCTTCTGTTCGTCGGCGAGCTGCTGCTCCGGCCTCAGATTAAGCGCAGCCGTCTTGTCCAGATACTCATTGACCGCCTTGACGCGCTTTTCGGCTGGCGTTGCAAACTGCTCGTTCCACGTTGCATACCACCGCTTCGCGTCGATCAGCTGCTGCTGTTGCTCGCTTTGCGACGCCTTGTCGCGGGCAGCCTTCACGGCGGCATCGCGCGCGGCGATGGCCTTCTGCAGATCGGCCTCGTCGTCGGCGTCCCAGGTGCCGAGCGGATTTCGCGCCTGTTTGTTGGCCAGCATGCGTGCAACGACTTCAGCCGGCCCGGCGGTCGCACCGAACGAACCAACGGCCTCGATCGCGCCGTTGATCATGCTCCTGATATCCCGCCAGCCGGCGAGAATGATGCCCTCGTTGCGCGCGATCTCGCCCGTGCGTTCGTCCATCGCCTTCGAGAACGCCTCGACGGCAATCTGTGCAGCGCCGGTCGCATCGCCCTGCTTCTCAAGCGCCGCGATCTGGTCGTACGTCGACGCGGTCAGATAGTGATACTGGTCGTTCAGCGCAACCGACGCTTTCACCGGGTCTTCCGCGAGCCTGGTGAAATCGTCCACCATCTGCTTGACCGAGATCGACGTGTACGTCGCCGCATCGGCCGTTGTACGCCCGAGGTCCGCAATTTCCTGCCCGGTCAGCCGCCCGGTTGCCGCCAGCGCCGTCACGGCCTGCGCAGCGGTGTCAAAGGTTGCTCCGCCGGCTGTCGCGGCCTGTGCCATGCCGCGCAGTTCCTCCGTCGTGACGCCGGCATAATCGCCAGTCATGACGAGCGCCTCGTTCATCGCGGCGTTCTGTTCGGACACCTTGTACATCGCTGCACCGGCCAGCAGGATCGGCGCCGCGATCGCCGCAACTGCGAGCCCTGCGCCGGAAGTCGCGACTTCCATCAGGTCCATGCGCTCGGCGAGCACCATCAGCGATCCGCCGAAGTTGCTCCAGCTACCCGTCGCAGCCTCGTGCGCAAGCACGATCACTTCCCTGCGCGCGCCCGCTGTCTTGAGCCCGAAACCTTCGACAGCAGCGCCGGCTGCCTGCGCGCCGGCCGCGACCGACGTCAGCGCCTGGCGACTGGTCGCAATGTCCGCCATCGCCCGCTTGAAGTCCGCCGAGGCCAGTGCGCCCGAGCGGAACGACGCCTCGAGCTGCGCCTCCTGCTGCGCGAGTTGACGAAGAGCAACGCTCGCCTGGTCCGCCTTGATGCCGTTGAGCGCTCGCTCATAATCTGCCGCAGAGACTGCGCCCGACCTGAAGGCATCTTCGAGCAGTGCCTGATCAGATTCAAGCTTTCGCGTGGCAGCGCCGAGGGGATCGTACTTCGCCGTGAGTGCTGCGAGTGACTTCGAGCGCGCATCCTCATCCTTGCCGATGGCAGCAAGCGCCGCGTCGTATTCCTGCATCGACAGCTTGCCCGTCGCCATCGCGCGATCGAGACGCGCATACTGGTCGCCGATGGTCGCGAAGCTCGAGCCGCCTTGAGCAAGCGTCGACCTCAACGCCTGCATTTCGTCATTCATCGCGACCGTCGCACGCTGCGCGTCGATCATCGACTGCGTTTGCGCCGCAACATTGGCGCGTACCTGGTCTGCCGATACGCCCACCGTACTGATACTACTCGTGGCACTCTGCGAAGCCGACGACAACTGCACCATCGCCTGCTGCGCCTCCAGCGAGCGCGCGACCATATCCTTGATCCGAGCGGCGGCCTGCGCCTCGGCATCGGCCAGCAGCGTCGTGCTGCTGGCGAGTCCTGCGCCGGACGCGCTTGCCGCCTGCATCGCAGCAGCCAGATCCTTCGCGCCAAACGAACCCGCCGAAAGTGCCGCGCCAATCTGCGCGGCAGTCGTGGCGGTCCGGTTCTGGCTTTCGGTCAGTTCGGCCAGATACTGCGTCGAATCGAGCGTCAGGGTGACGTTAATGGCTCCGGCCGAAACTCCCATAGTACATTTCCCCAGAAGCGCCCGCCGGCGCAATTACGTTCGTGACGCGCGGGCCGAAAAAACATCGAGCGCCGCGCGCTCCATCACGCGCACCGCATCAAACAGCTCGCGGTGACGCTTTCTTTTAAAGCCAAACATGCGAAACACTGACTCGACTGCGGAGTAGTCGAGCCCCTCATAAAAGACGCCGCCACCACTCAACGATGAGACGACCGATTTCTTCCACTGCGTGCCGAGTGAGGTAAAGACCTCCACCGCGTCCCAGTTTTCCGGCAGGACTTCGAAGTCGTCCTCACCGGGACACGACCGTGCCACCTCGACCACATCAGCAGGTGCGCCGAACGCCGCGAGCGCATCGGCGACGTCGGCGTCTACGGCAAAGTCGTTTCGCCGCTCTCCCGCCCAATAGCGGGCGGCGTCCGTTAGTTTTTTTCCGGCAGCGCCACGTTGGCCCGCACATATTCCTGCGACAGTTGCCGCACACGATGCGGATCAGCGATCAACGCATCGAAATTCTCCGGGGAATATTCGATCGGGCCGTCGCTGCCCAGCACCTCACCACTCGGCCAGCCGACAATCACTTTCCTGAGCAGGTCGGCTTGGGACTCCTTGATGAGCTCCTGAAACTCCGGCTCATCGACGCGACGCACAATCAGCGTTATCGCGGACTCGACGACTTCACCGCTTTCAGCGATTTCGCGCAGCTTGAACTTCCATTTGAAGGTATTGCTGCGGGCGAGAACGATCGGCATGAAACTCTCCTTGAATAAAAAATGGGCCGCCATAAGGCGACCCGCGTCACTGCGATGTGAATCGAAAAAGTTACTTTGCTCAGGTGAGTGCGATCGAGATTTCGTCGTTACCGAGCAGCGTGTTGAACGTGAGCGTCGCCGAGAGACTGGCGATGCCGCTGTTGTCCGTATAGGACGGCGATGTGAGTTGCACAGCGGGCGCCGCAATGGTCACGATGTTGCCGGCCGTCCTGCCATGCTGCAGCGACAGGGGAAGGTTCTGCGCGCCCGCGATCGAGCTCCAGTAATCCTTGTCGCTCACGCGCGCGAGCTCGAACACGACGTTGCCGGTCGGCTTGCGATCAGTGATCAACGCGCCCGCCGCGCTTGGCAGGCTGCGATAGGTGACCGTGTTGGCCAGATCGGCGGTGAACGCATTGAGAACGGCTGAATAACCGGCCAGCGTGAAAGCGGGCGTATTCTCGTTGTTGACCACCAGCGGGTCCCTGAACTTCGAGAAGTCCGGCGTCGGAATCGCCTGATCGATGACCGGCACATAGTCGCCGGTGAATTTGAATTTGAACTTCGGCACCGCGTTCGACGTGAGGTCGAGCGACACCGTGCCGAACGCATTCGTGAGCTTGTGCAGCAATCCGTCGAGGTAGTAGTAAATCGTCGCCGGCAAGGGATCGTCGCTGACCGGGTGATAGGTGACGCTGGTGTCGGCAACCACTGTCGATGCAAACGAGCAGGCGAGCAACAAAGGCTCCCATGCAGGTGCCTCGCCAGCCGTACCGCCGCCTGCGATTTCGACGCTGAACGACAATTCGGCGTGCTTTTCCGACACAAGTTGCTGGTCGTTGCCGAGATAGCCCTTCACGTTGTTACGCTGCGCGTATTGCGCAGCAATCGGCGTCGAGCTGACGTCACTGACGAGCATCGCATCGTCGGCGCCGGTCGGAACACCGGGAATGCCGATTGCCGTCTGCAGCACGGCGAGAACCACTGTCTTGCGGGTACGCTTGGTCATGAGCCTGATTCCTGTGTGAATGTGAAAAGGCGACACGCTGTCCGGCTCGCCTGACCTATGCAGTCAGGCTGTTCGACCGCGTTCGATACGTGTAGAGGTAATGGACTGTCCGGAGACACGACTCGCCGTCGACGTTGGCGAAGATGGGTGGGTCCGTCTGCCCTTCGTCGCTGCCGATCAGCGCCGGTGCGTCGAAATCCATGATGATCGGATGGGCCAGCTCGAGCACGCTGTCGGCCGCCTGATCCGGCGTCGTGTCGCGCGTGATGACCGTGCAAAGGATTTCGGTCTGTCGCGTTGCAAAGCCAATTGCGGATCGATCAGGCGGTGCATCGGCGCCCAGATGCAGGATCAGTGCGAGCGTGTGCTGCGCATCGAGCGCATCCACGATGGAACGGCCGACCTGCACGTTGAGCTGCTGCATGCCGGGGTCGGCCGCCATCAGATCGAGTAACGCGCCGACGTACTGCTCGCGAAGTGTGGTCATAGGCGTTTAAGGGGAGCAAAGCTGAAAATACCTGCCTCATCCTTCGGGCGCCCCGCTCGCGTCACCTCGTAACGACGGCCAGCGATCTGGATCACCGCCTGTTTCGGCAGGACCGGGACATCGGTCGTGCGGTATTCGATCCCGTAATCGACCGCCTGCGCCATGTTCTCCAGAATGTCGGAGCCAGGCTGCAGGAAGTCTGCCCAGAACGGTTTTGACACATCGGCACCGCTGATGACCGTGACTCCGGCCAGCATGCCGGCGTCGACGGCCGCATCGAACAGCGCCCCCAGATCGAAGTCGCTCACAGCCAGAGACGTACGGCAGCCGTTGCGTCGGCCGCTGCTTTCGGCGCAGCAAAATGGCCGATCGGGTCGTTGTTGGTCGCGGTGACCGTCGCCACGTTGGCCGTCGAGTCCCAGTACGCCTTGTCGCCCACGACTGCCGTACCGGTCGTCGCGCTCGGCAGCGCATAGACGCCGCCCGTGTCGTACTCGCCTTCGGTGTTGGCGGCGTACGTACCCGCAGCGACTGCCGGCACCTTGCCATTGCCGAGCAGAACCAGCTGGCCGGAGACGACCGCGGCGGCCAGCGTCGCAGCGAGCGTGGTGCCCTTTTGAATGAAGTTGTTCATAGATCAGTGCCCTCTGAAGTGGACGGATGCAAAGTGGAAGGATGCAGACTGTGCCGGCGTCATGCCGGCACACACGACGCCTTACTGGCCCGGATTCTTGAACAGACCGCGCCAGTCGATTGCCTTCGCCGCGAAGTCGAGCCGCGCCTTGACCTTCAGGCCGTCGACGTCGAAATCGAGGTCCTGCTCGGTGTAGAGCCCCTGCTCGCCTTCGAGGTAGCAGTACTCGATCGTGTCGATTGCTGCCGGGTCCGCCGCGAGATACCAGGACGTTGTGCTGATGGCATCGAGGCGCGGCTCGACGACCGGGGTGAGCGTGCTGTAGAACGGGTTCTGCTGGTTCGCCTGATTCGGCACATACTGGTTGCTGGTCATCTGGCCAGCCGTGGTCTCCAGCGCGGCCGGCACCAGCAGGAATTTGGGCGCACCGTTCAGCGGCGTGCCGTCGCCCGGCGATTTCTGCGTGCGCATCGCGGTACGCCCTGCCGAAAGCGTATCGATCGCGATTGCGCCACCAGCACCGAGATTGCCGTGCTGCGCGTGGAACAACGGCTTGCCGTCCGACATCGCGGCGTTGCCCGTCAGGGCGCCATACACCACATCCGATTCCAGGTTTGCAGCGGAGCGGCCGAAGTACGTCGGGACGCGCTGCAGCGCCGAGAGATCGTCATTGATGATCATCTGGCGGGTGAAGTTGATGATCTTCCCGTACGAGCCGAGCTGGATCACTTCGCCGCCGTCGATCAGCCTGCCGTATTTGTATTCGCCGGATTCGTTGACCTTCTCCAGCTTCAGCGCACCGTCGACCATCACACGCGTGGCCGGGCGGAAATCGGTCAGCGTGCCCTGACGCGCCCAGCTCGTGAACGAACGCGGCGCAGCGCTGTATGCGTCACGCAGCGTGCGGTTGATCACGTTGCCGAACACGATCGGCAGATCCGAGGTCGAGTTGTAGCCGGCACGGGTCAGACCCAGCGCCATACCAGCGAGCTGGCGAAGCTCCATGCCGCGCGTATCGACGCCGACTGCCTCCAGGCCTTCGCGACACATCTCGCGCAGCGTCATGCCGCGATACTGGCGGGCCGCGTCATTGAGTTCCTGACGCGGATTCACGCGATGCATCACTGCGTCCGTCATTGCGGCACGGCGCACATCGGCCTCGTCGGTCATCGTCACGATGTTCGACGCGCCCCGCTGCGGATTCGCGTTCGAGCGCTCGGCCTGCAAACGCAGGATTTCCGCGCGTGCGGCGTCGATCGTCACCCCGCGTTCGATGAAACCGTTCAGCAGCTCGTCCTGATTGTCGAGCACGCTCGCGCGAACCGCCGTGCGCAGATCCATCATGCGCTGGCGTTCTGCCGCTGCACCTTCGTTGCGGGCGGCTTCGCTTTGGGCCGCCGCTGCAGCGTTTCGTGCCGCCTCCGGGGTATCCGGACCGGACGGATTGGCGGGGGTTTGAGGTTCGTTTTCACCGGGCATCACAGCTCCTTGGTTAAGTTGCGAGGCGCGTGCCCCGTCAGAAGAAGCCCCTGCGCTTCGCTCGACGAATTCGCAGGGGAAAAAGCGTTGGTCAGGCGAGCCGCCTGCATTGCGCACCGTGGCGTTCGGGTCGGCCGGGATGGAAACCAGCGAGATTTCGTACGGCTCCCAGTCGGTCGCGCGATAGATCCACTGGTCATTGCCTTCCTGGCCGGGCGCGATCATGTCGTACCGGTACGTCCGGTAGCCGAAAGAGATGTTGCGGAGAATGCCGTCCTGCACGTCCTGGAAATACGGCTGCACGGCATCACGCGATGAGAAGCGCAGCTGCGCCTGGCCGGTACTGCTTGCACTATCGAGCGACGCGCTGGACACGACGCCGAGCACCGAATCGAGACCACCCCAGCGGTCGTGATCGTTCAGTACCGGCGCATTGCCGGACCGCAGGCGATCCATCCGGACGGCCCCCGGATCCGTGCTCAGCTCTTCCAAATAGGTGCGATCGCGCATCCAGTCGTAACGCTGCACCTGTGCGCCGGCTGTCCAGGTGACATCCACCGTGCGGTTTTGCGCATCGACAGTTCCAACTGGTTGCAGACGCGTTTGAAGCGGCATCGCCGACGGTGCACCGGCACCGCCGCGACGACCATTAACGGGTTCGGGCATGGTTCACTCCAATGGGAAACGCCCGCATGGGAGCGGGCGTTTCAGAGTTTTCAAAGTTGCTTTGCGACGACTACTGCGGCAACTGTTGCGGCAACTACTGCGGCACCGCCGAGAGGATCTGCTCCAGCCGGTCGAGAACGTCGTGCGCCGATTTCGCATCGAGAGAACGACCCGAAATGGGCACCTCGATTGCCAGCGAATCCGCATTGATTTCGGCATCGACTTCGTCCGGATCTTCGCCAAGATCGCGAATGCTCTGATGCCGGCTCTTCAGACGGGCGTCGATCAGCGCGATGATGCCGTTCGCTTCGCGCAATGGGTCGATAAATTCAATGCGCTGCGGCGACCACGACACATCGGCCACCGGCTGTTTCGCCTTGCCGGCGAGATAGGCCGTCGACACGAAGCGGCTCGCGACCGCTTCGCAGAACATAGGAATGAAGATGAGCCACAGGTCCTGCTCGAGGAAACGCTTGAACTCCATTTTCCCCATGCGACCGCTGGTGAAATTGACCTGCGAATAATCGCCGGTCAACTGCTCATACGTCGTGTCCGTGCCAGCCGCAATCGCGCGCAGGTCGACGCGTACATTCCCCTCATAGTCATTGCTGGTTGCTGGCGCGGAAAAATCAACGGTTTCACCCGGCCGCAGATACTCGACCATGCCAGGCGAGAGCGACTCCACACGACGAGGATCGCCAGGCGCAGATGCCGTCGTGCGCCCTACCTGAAAGCCTTCGTCGCTCGACGTGACGAAGGCCGCGAAACAGGCCTCGATCTTTTTGCGCACGAGCTCGGCGTCCTGATACTCGTCGAGGTCACGGGCTTTCCAGATCGCAGACGCGAGCCACGGGAACCCGCGCACCGCATTGGGCCGATCGATGGCATCGAACAGGTGGATGATCTCCGAAGCCGGCACAAAGCGACTCAGCATGTTGCGGGGCACCTGCGCCACTTCGCCGGGATGCTGATCGAACAGCCAGTAACCTGTGCGCTGGCCAATCATGTTGAACTGCACACCGGCCACAATGAACCCGCCGTCAACGGCGCCGACCTTCAGCGTGTCGAGAAAATCGATCTCCAGGATCTGCAACTGGAGCGGCACCTCCATGCCGTCCTGCGGCAGGCGCGTGCGAAACCTGAGCAGCACTTCGCCCGACTCCTTCAGGGCCTTGTATGCCTGCGCCTGCAGGCCATAAAAGTCCAGCAGCCCGCCGGCATCACAGACCTTCACCCAGCGCTTCCAGAGCTTCTGCAGCGCCTTGTCGGTGAACTTGGCCTGCACGCCTGTGCCGATCGCATTGGCCACCAGGATCTTGAGCGCACGGCGAATGTGTGGGTTGTTACGCACCAGATCACGCGCGCGGTTGCGCAGGACGCCGAGCGCGGGTAGCACTTCCGCTGTCGAGCTTGCACCGGATGCACGCCAACCCGCCGAGCGCGGCCCGCGCTTCGCGCCGTCGAAACCGCGCGCGGCATGGATCGACACACGCGCACGCATGCGTCGCGCGGCGATCCCCGGCGCCACGTACTCAATGGCTCTGTCAATAAAGTTTGTCTTCATGTCAGAACCGTTGATAAATGGCGATGCTGGATCGCGGTACGCCGGGCGATTGCTGCTTTGCCAGCTCGGTCTTGATCACATCGCGCGCCTTTAACAGGTCGCCCATGGAACGATAGGTGATGCGCTTGCCGTTGTATTCGACCGATAGCGTGCCGGTCGCAATGGCTTTCTCGATCGCGTCGAGATTCTGCTGGTTAAATGCCATATCTATCGCCTCAGCCAGTTGTCCCGGCGCGGAATCCATGAGTTCTGCGTCGCGACCGCGTCGGTCGCTGGTGCCGCCGGTTCGCTTGCGGTATCGACCGTCGCTACCGCCAGCTCCGCGTTGGGATCGATTTCGAGCACAGCAGTGTCCGCGTCAGCCTTTTCCGCCGCGCCAGCAGGTTCCGAAGCCGGCGCCGGCACGTCGTGAGCCGGAACGGACGCGAACAGATCCTGCACACGCGGCTCGATCACCGCTTCGAGCGCCGCCCAATCGGCGTCCTGATAGGCATTCAGGCGCAATCGTGGGTGATACGCGCACGCGAAGTTGTAGACTTTCAGGTCGAGCGCCTCGTTGCGCTTTCTGAGCTTGTCCCAGCGGTCTTTCGACGGGTTGTATGCCTCTGCCGTGAGCTGCTCGAAGTACTCGTCGTCGAGATCGACGGAGAAGTGCATGCGCCGGTCGACGACCTCGCGCTCCTCGTCGCCGAGCAGCGCACCGAAGATGCGGCTCTTCGCGGTGTCGGTGCCGACCGGCCAGAGCTTGACGCCGTTCGGATAGGTCTTGCCCTTGACCGTCACATCCTGATCGGTCGGGCGACCGATGATCGGCTTGTGCTTCTCCTTCGCACCCTTGATGGCGAACACGCCACGGTGGCGCCGCAGCCGGCAATAGTCATACACGTCCTGCGTGCGACTGCCGCCGGAGTCGACAGCACACAGTTCGATGCGCATCGATACACCAAACTGGTTGACGATCGGCGTGTCGAGATACCTGTCGAGCTGATTCCACACGTCCGGCAACGCCGGGTCACCCCGAAAGACAACGTGGTCGACTGTCCAGTTGCGCAGGCCACGCCCCCAGCCGGAGATCTCGACTTCAAGGCGGTCGTTCTGCGTGTCGACCGCACAGGTCAGCAGCAGACAGCCGGGCGGGATCGTGCGCAGTTTGTACGGCTCCGCACGCCGCTTGATCGTCTCCCACTTCATCTACGCGCTCCTGTCTTCCCAACACTCGGCGAGCGCGTTGTTGACGAACGCAATCATTTTTTCGGTGTCGGTCTGAGCGGCCTCCCAGTCGTCCATGAGTTCGGACCACGGACGCCATCCGAGCGGCGCATACAACGCGCTGAGGTGGAAGCTGGCGGTCTTGCCATCACCGGGTGCCGTTGGCATCCAGTAGGCACCCTCATAGCCCCGCGTTTTCCAGACGCTTTCGGGGTTTCCAGCACCGCAGCCGGTCTGGCAGTAATACAGCACGACACCCGGATCGTCGGGTGAGCGGCGCATGCCCTTGCGCCAGTCCAAGAACTGCGGCGAGCCGCAGTCCGGACAGTGGATGAAATAGCGCCGCTGATCTCCAGTCTCGAACAGCTTCTCGATCTGCGACCGCCGCTTGATCGTCGGCGTGCTGTTCGCGAAAATCTTCGCGCGGCGGCCAAAGTTGCTTGTGCGGTTTCTCGCGAGCTCGATCGGGTTGCCCTGGCCATCGACGTTGAGCACGTACTCGTCGATTTCCTCGAACAGCACATAGCGCACCGTTGTCGATTTGAGACGCCCTGCTCTCGTCGCACTGACGAGGTTCATCAGTCCGCCAGGGAATTTCTTGCGCAGCTTGGTGTTTTCGCTGCCCTTCTTCATCGCGTCCCGCACACGGCGACGCAGATCCGGTGTCGACGAGCGCATCGGCTCGAAGCGGTCCATTTCCCACTTCTCGGCGTCGTCGTAGGTCGCAAACACTGCGAGGATGTTGCCGGCCGCCGTCGTGATGCAGCGACCAATGAAGTTTTCGCCCAGCGCCGAGCCGCCGAGCTGGTGCCCCTTCATGAGGCCGACCGTGATCACGCGGCTGTTATCGAACGGCCGGTCATCGTCGTGCGCGTAGCGCGTTACGGCGCTTGCCTGACCCGAGAGCGCATCCATGATGCCGACGAGGTACGGCGTGCGCTCATTTCGCCATTTACCGGGCTCAGGGCTACTTTCCGGCAGGACGCGATGCTTCTCCGACCACTCGGCGATGCCGATCCGTCTGTCAGGCCGTATAGCCTCCGTGATCGTCTTCAGAAATGCTTCGGTCGCTCCCATCGGCGTCATCCGTATCGTTGTCGCTCAGGAGCGCCGTCGCGTCCACAGACGCAAGCGCGCGAACGAGTTCCGCCTCGAGCATCGATTCGACCCTGACCGGATCAGTTTCTGCCGCGAGTGCGTCTTTCAGACGAACAGGAATGTTCATCACGTTATCGCGCACTGTGCGAAACGCGGTGAAGGCGAGGCGCTGTGCGTCGGCAAGCGGCAGCGTCGTACCACGCTCACGCTCAAGGTCCATGCGCTCTCGCTCGAGCCGCGTCTGTTCTCTCGCCGCCCGCGCAGCGCGATAGGCGACCATCGAAGGGTCTTCCCTGCTCGCGGTAGCAGGAACGTCGTCGTCTTCCTCATCGTCGTCAGGATTAGCCGGAGGAGACGGCATTGAAAACGCGGCATTCACGGGCGATGGGCGCGACTGATCGGTGATCGAGCGCCGCGACTCGTCCGTGTTGCGACGCCAGGCCGCAACAGCCGCATCGGTATCGATCTTGCCGTCTGCATCGACAGCAATGCGCCCGGACTGGATCGCCTTCTGCACCGCGCGCAGCGTCACGCCGATGTGCCGGGCAAATGCCCTTTGCCCAAGCTTGGCCATGCGGCCTCCAGAAACGGAAAAGGGGCAGTCGGTGACTACCCGACTACCCCCAGAATGACTACCTGACTACCAGAGTGACTACCCTGAAAAGTTGCTTTGACGACGCGTGTGATGGGGCTCGAATTACCCGCATACCCGCGCCTTCAGGAAGGACCCATGCCTGCGCCGACCTGGTCGGCGCGGCGCATGTGCGTCACGCGTGACCGTGCACGAGTGCCTGCTCACTCCACCAGTTCTCAACCTGCCGACCGTCGGCGGCCTTGTAACGAACGAGGTACTGGGTCGGGCTCTCAGCGTAGACCGCCTTGCCGATCACCGTGCCCTGTTCGTCGGACATTGCCAAACGAACAAGCTCACTCAACTCGAACTCTTTCGACTCCATCGCCATGCTCCATGAAATGGCGGCCACGACATCGCGACCGCACGGGTTGAAAACTGAACTACCACCGGGCGGTCGCAAGCGCCATCATTAGAGCCTGCTGCATCGCAGGTTCGATGGTCGTGTCGACAGTCTGCTCTGCTACATCGTAGAACGGGTAACGCTCTTCGTAATGCGGCGTCGCACTGAACGCGAACACTGGACGAATCGCGCTGCCGTGTCCGAACGTGTACCGCGCCCAGATGCCGGGAGCGAAGCGACCGCCAGCGGGCTTGCCGACGAAGTAGCGCACGCCCTTGACTGGATCACGCGATTTGCGCTTTTTCGAGCGGGCCGTTTCGTTCTGCGCACTATCGCGCGACGCGCGGATCTGCGAGGCCACCGACGAGTAGACGCCACGCGGCACATTGCCGAATGCGTCACGCACGTTAGCGTTTGTCGGCATCGCGTAATCGCCGTTAGGCAACACGCCCGATAGCGCGAGCATCTGCTCGAATCGGGTGTAGCCACGCGAACCACCGAACACCTGAGGCTGCAGATACGTCGCAGCCGGCGTGCCCTTGTATGCGAACTGGCGGAACCCGACCTGCGCACTCGGTTGCGCTGAAGTCGCGCGTTGCATAATCGACACCGAGTTCAGCGTCCATGTCGTCGGTCGATCAAATACGTCACGCATCTCGCGTTGCTGCGCGAGGACGATGTTCTGCGCCACGATGTTGAGGGCATTCCGCGCGGCATACACGAACTGTTTGCCCGCTTTCGCTTCGAGCGTTTGCAACAGCGGCAACGCTTTGACCTGCGCGGTCACCTGATCCATGCGGGGCTCCAAATGCAAAAGCCCCGAGGCTTGCGCGCTCAGGGCTTCGGATATTTACGTTTCGTAGGGACGAGCGCCCCCACATAACCTGACAGCCCGAGTACGTATAGTTATATGACCGAAAGGGTTGCGCCACGAGTGTGCGGGCGCTCACAGATCCAGTGACGCGGTAAAGGATGCATGGCGCGGAGTATAGACAGGAATTTTGTTGGAACGCAAGAATTTCATCGTTGCAACTTTCTGCGCACCGTGTCGCCCACCGAGCCGTCAATCGCATCGAGAAGCGCGAGCACAACGTCGAAATGCGCCTGCCAGTGCGATCTATACTGCTCAAGCGGTACACCAAGTGCATGCGCGCGTGCGGCGTGATCGATGGCACGGCGCCCGGCTCCCTGACACGCCCCGCAGATCTGCCGCCCACGCTGGCTCACTGCGACGAAGACGGTCACTCGCCCCGTTCCAAGGCAAGGTTCACAGCGCTCGACCTCACGAAACAGCATCGGGCCACGACCGTCCGCGCGATGAGCAAACGGGATCCGGTATTCGTCGACGCACACTTTTCCGACACCACCGCACGATGAACAGGTGACGCGCTTTTCCTGTCGTGTCTCGCCCCTTCCACTTACACCGTTGCCATTGCAGGTCGGACATAAATCGGCGATCCATTCGATGATGGCGCGATTCGCGAAACGTTCAATGATGTCGACCCTCTCGCGCTCGACCTTCTTGCCGTTGAGTGCTGAGGCTTTCTTCGCCGCGCGCGTGACACCGGTAAATTTGGACCGGTTGAACCTGCCAGCGTCACGCAACCGCTTCGACAGCAACAAGGTGGCACGACGAATCGCCGTGCGGCCCTCGGAGTCACGCAAGCGAAAGTCCTGCCCGTACTTCATTCGCCACAGCAGCCGCCCAAGGTCACTCGCGAACGCAAGCGCGCCCAAAGTAACTTGGGGATCCGCAATCGGATCCGAAAGCTGACCGCGCACATTCATCGCTATCCCGGCTTGCTCTTTCAGGTCGATCATCAAATTCCCCTATCCGTCCTTCGTCCCACTTCGACAACAACAAAGAAAAATGAGTGCATGCCCGTGCGACGTGCGACATGCGCCCACTCATGTCGCACGTCGCACGCGCTCGGGCACAGGGCTACGGGACCGCAGCGGGACATCGGGACGTGAGACGGCGCGCCAGTGTGAAAAGCGCAGCGCGCCGCATGTCCTGACCCAGCGCGCCGGGTCGCACACTCCGCTGTCGCGAACGATCACCGCCCGTGCGCTCAAAACTTTTCATCGTCATCGCCTCGCTGGATCGAACCGCGCGGTGCCGCTGGCGCTTCGGCGTTTTCCGGGGGCGGCTCGTAATACCAGCGTCGTGCACCCGTCGATTCACGCTTGCGCACCCAGCCGAGTGACTTCATGGCTGAGCCGACGCGGCGTTGCTCGGGCTTCGTCGACTTCGATATTTCGAGCTTGAGGCAATCGAACATGATTTCCTCGACCGTCGCGCGCGGGCGGTACTGGATGAATTCGGCGATCAGGGACTCGAACACGTCACCCTCATATCGCGCGGCCTGCTCCGCTTCGAACAGCGGCACTTCGTCGGGGAGCACCTGCCACGGCGCAGGGACCGTACCGGCCGCTTCCGCACTGGCACTAACCCATTCGCCATACAGCTTGAACGCCTCTGCCCATATCTGGTCGCGATCGTCCCGCAACGCCGGCAGGTTCACATACGGCGCGACCTTCACCGGCCAGAATCGACGATTGCCCGATTCATCCTTCAGGTACGTATCGAAATTCACGGTGCCGACGATCACGAACTGTCGCGGGATCTTGACGACACGGCGCGCATACGCCGGCCTGAACGTGTCGACCTGCGTCGTGATGAACCGCTTCGCTGCCGCAGAGTCCGACTTGTTCAACGCGTCCAGTTCAGCGAGTTCCAGCGCCCAATGGCCGCGCAACAGTTCAACCGAGCGCGGATCGCCGAGATTGACGCTCGCCTCGGTCGACCAGCTTTCGCTGAACAGCATCTTGATCGCGCGTGACTTGCCTGCGCCCTGTGGACCTTCAAGGATCAGCACGTTATCCATCTTGCAACCGGGCTCCATCACCCGCCCGACTGCTCCGAGCAACCACTTACGGCCGACGAGCCGTGCATACTCAGTGTTCTCGACACCGAGATAGTCGATCAACCACGTGTCGACGCGCTCCACGCCATCGTGTTCAAGGGCTCGCAGATAGTCGAGAACCACGTGACAGGAATTCCGGCGGGCAACCACCTCGACGGCTTCGCAGACCACATCGCGGCGCGGCGTGATCGACCACGTACGGCCGAACCAGTCGGTTAGCAGCATATCGTCGTGCTCGGTCCATTCGCCGTCGGCACCACCCTGAAACGGTGGCGCGGTGCGCTTGAGGATGCGCTGTGAGAACTGCTCGAACGTCAGGACACCATCCCATCGTGGACTATTGCTCAGGATGTCGATCACGTTATCGAGATCGGGTTTCAGCGCACCGCGATCGGTACGTCGCAGGCGTTGCTCCCACGTGTACGCGCCGTTCTCACCTTCGGTGCCGTCCCATTCCGGCGTTCCAGCGGCAGCGGACGACGGTGCCGGGAGAACCTTGCGCCTGCCGTTCGATTCGGGAGAAACGATGCCGTTGCGTTCGAGCACGTCGAGCAGTTTTGACGCGCGTGTCTGGCCGATACGCATCTCACGTTGCAGCAGCGACAGGGATGCCTTCCCGCGAGCAGTGACAAGACGGAATGCAGCCGCGTAAAGTGGATCGTCGGCGGCTTCCACCGCCTGAAGATGAGGAAATGGTTTGATGGCATCGGCAGGCAGAGCGAGCGCGGCGAGCAGCGCCGCTTCGAGCTGGGCCTTCACGACATGCAAGCCTTCCTCGACGTGCAGGTCGTTGAAATCGGTCAGCTTGCGTTCGCCGCGTGCCGCAAATTGCGGGAAGACCACGCTCGCATTTCCGACAGCCGCCACGGCTTCGTGCGCACGTTTCAGGCCGGCGTTTTCGAAACGCTTGACGAACGATGCAGCATCGTTGCCGACTCTCAACTGGTGGAACTGCACGCCGTTCTCATCGACCAGGCATTCGGCGGTCACATCGAACCACGTGCCTCGCGCCTCGACGCGCACCGCCCCGTCGCCGATCGGGAAATCCGGCGAACAACCGTAATCGTTGGTCAGGAACTCGCGCAACCGCGACCCGGTCTTCCAGTCGTCGTCCGCACAGAAGAGCAGATGCAGATCCGGATACGCGTCGCGAAGATAGCGTGCTGCGGCAATGAGGTTGCCCGCATCGAAGCAGACCATGACCGGAATAGCGTCGCCAGTCGCCATGCGCGCGGATCGAGCCGTGGCATAGCCTTCCGCAAGCATGGCAATACGCGATTCCGGCTCGATGTCGCCGAGCAGGAACAGCGCACCTTTCTTTTCCATGCCCTTGTTGAACCGCTTCGCGCCGTCAGGCGTAATCTTCTGCAGACCAACCAGCCTGATGCCGTCCCTGTAGTTAAACATCGGCACGAGCACGTCGCCGGCTTCATCGCAGCGCACGCCCTCTGGCGTGACCTGTTTGCGATCGAGGTAGGACGAAACGACGTCGTCAGATGCCTTTTGCCATTGATCGCGAGCGCGGTTTGCCGCGAGCTTCGCCGCATGCTGCCGCTTGTGCTCCTCCTCCCGCGCGGTCGCCTCCTGCCGCGCCTTCGTCGCAGCAATGTCTTCAGGTGCAAGTGCCGAACCCTGCCAGACAAACGGCTGCGCGCCATTGTCATCGCCCGACCAGCAACCGAATGCACCGGTGTAGCCTATGACCTGTCCCGCCTTGACGATCTCGTGCAGCGAGTACCAGTGTTTTCTTTTCGGGCCGTAACGGTGTGGTTTTCCGTCTGCGACTGGATGCCCGTCGGGTAATGCTGGATGACCTGCCGCGTCGAGCTGAGCGCGTATCTGATCGAGTGTAGCCATGTGTTGTGATCCTTGATTTGCCCCCTCCCCCAGAAACTGCGCTCAGGTGTTCGCAGGAGGCGTTTGATTGGGGACCGCGCGGCGAACCACGGCCGCGCTGCGCGAATAAAAGTTACTTTTGGCTGCTCAGGCCGCCGAGAAGCGTTTGCAACTGGCGCAATGTTTCGGCGTCGCGGGCGTTCTGTTCGCGTGCTGATTCGATTTGCAATACAGCGTCACCGAGGTCCGTCGCGATCTCTTTCAGTTCTTGCGACACCTGGAACAGCCGATCGTTAAGCGTCGAGAGAACAACAAATGGCGTCGCGGGGTTTTCTGCATGCTGGTTGCTGTCAGGCGTAGCGGAGACATGCTCGAGCGTGCGCACCGCCATACCCGCTTCTACCAATACCCCTGGCGCCTCGGTTGTTTCACTGGGAACCGGAAGGCGCTGATATTCACGGGCCTTCGCTGAGACACCCTTCTGCCGGATCAGACCCGCGTCGACGAGGGAGGCAAGGCAGCCGGCGACAACCTTCGCATCAAGACGCGAACGCGTCGTGCGTTCAATCTCGCCAGCGATCCGATGCGCAGGCCATGAGTCCTGGATCGGTATGTGATCGAAAACTTTTCGTGCAACCGAACTCTGGCCCTGAAGCAGTTGCTGCTGACGTTTCGGCGTCATGCTTCCTCCTTGCCCGGCCGCGAAGCCGTCAAAATAACCACGCCCATAAATGCTCCTGTTGCGGCTGACGTTACCGATCGATTCGTTGCCGGACATGGCCGCTCCGCTGTTGATGCCGCTGCGACTGCGCCTCAAGACGCCCGAAAACGCGGCGCCGATAAACGAGCGAGACGACGGCTGAATTTCGACGGCGCAAAGCGCCAGATACGCCGGTCAAAGTCACTTTTGATTTCCCCGATGGAGATTGCGAAGACGTGCCCATTCAACCGCGCCGACGCGGTTGAACCGTTCGATCTGTTCGCTGGACATGTAGCCAAAAATGCGCGCACGAAACTGCTCGCGCTCGGTATGCGAAGGAAATGCCGCGCAGAATTGCGCAGACCGATCGATGAACTCGTCCGCCACGCCAGCCCACTCAGCGGCGCGGAAGAGCCAGTCAGTGTTGTGAGGAAACGCGACGAGAAGCTTGCGAAGAAACGGGGCAACGGAGTCCGGTGCATGCTCTGCGAGTCGCTTGAGCTCGTGCTGGGCGCACGTGACTTGGGACCCAACACTACATGCGAGGCCGGCCTGTTCCCTGAAGGAATTACAGCAGCCCATATCTTCGCGAAAGCGCATACGGGCTATCGGCTGCGCTTGGTAGATGCCCGCTTCGCGCTGCGAATCAGCGTGTCGAGCATGCGCTGACTGCCGCGCGCAGCGGCAACGATGTCGTCGGCTTCGCTCTGTGTCACAACGTTGTCGGCAAGCGCCTCATAGACTTTCTCGGCAACGATGCCGGTATGCCGCGCCAGATCAAGCGCATGCAGTGCGATTGCGTCGGTCGTATTCGCTTCGCCATGCTCGCCCTCTTCGCCCACGCGCTCCGCGCGCAAACCGAACCTTTCATTGAGCGCGTAAAGCGAGTCGAGGTAATGCGGCTGCCGGCGCTCCTGCATCCATTCGAGCAGCAGTTCGAACATCTCCATCGACAGGCGGTTTTCTCCTTCGCCGCGCAAACGCAGACGCAACGACTCCGTGCCAATGCTCTTGCCGCGACGATTGGTCAGGAATGCCGCTGCGTCTGCAACGCCTCCGGGCGTATTGCGCACCGACGTGTAAAGCACGTCCAACCACTCCGTGCCGCTATATCTGCATGTCATTTGAATCCCCGATGTCTTTGTAGATACGGCTTTTCATTCTGTTTACCTCGCTGCCCCGGCACTACTATCGAAGCACCGGGACGCGGATGGGCTCGCCCCGCGCGCAGACAACTGTTAGTGCTTTACCGACGAGTGCTGAAGCAACGGAGACTGCTGCGGCCTTGTTGTGAAATAGTCGAACAAAGTCTGGACCGTCGAAACACGCGGGTCAGTGACGGACCGCCGCGTGATCTTCGTGAGCGTCGAATATGGAATGCCCGTCATTTCGGCGATCACCCGCAGGTTGCCTTTTTCACGATCAAGGCGAGCCATAACCGCCTCAAGCATTGTTTCGTTCTGGCTTTCCATACAGGAACCTTAGCGATGTCGGGTCAGCGCATGATAGCCATTTATGGTTATTTCAGCAACAACGCAGCCGGAAGAACTACCCGCAACAGGCTAGCCATTGCTGGCACGCTATCAAACATGAAAGCCACTTCTACAAAACAAATACTCGCGGCGAACCTCCGCAGGCTGATGGACGAGACCCCATCACTTGACACACAAATGAAGGTTGCAGCGCGCGCAGATATCGCCCAAAGCACTGTTGGGCGGATGCTTCGCGCCGAAGTGAATCCGCAACTTCATCAGATAGAGGCAATCGCAGACGCTTTTCATGTATCGGTGGCGGAGCTTTTGACCGACAGCACCGCCCAACAGAACAACGATCCGCCGCTAGACCTCGCCCTATTCAAATCGCTGTCCGAAAGCGACAAGAAAGAGATTGCAGCTCTTATCGAATTCAAGGCATACAGGCACAAACTCGAAGCTGAAGGGTTCAGTACGAGCGGAAAGAAAGATCTGGAGTCAGATCTGAAGGAACGCGTCATGCAGGCAATTCAACGAGAACTTAATAATGACACGTTGAATACAGAACATGAGCGCAAAGACGAGACCAAATCAACTCGCCGCCGTAGTTCATCTCGATAATTTTCGCCATTCCGGGGCAATCGAGGCCGGCGCGCATACAGCGGTACAAAGTCGAATCAAGCTAATAAGAGGGAAGGTCGAACACCAGTTATACGACGCAACCGCATCACCTATCGCAGCCGCGTTTGTGAGCATCCACAGCGATGGCTCTGTTCGCACCTTCAGTGGCGGAATAGAACCAGAAATGGCGGAAACATTCGCTATTGAACTCGAAACCCTGGCAAAGACCATTCGCGCACACGGTCGAAAGCGCACCAGGAATGACCGGCAACGCGGGAGCGCTGCCCTGACATTCATCACAACCGTGGCATTTTGCATCGCCACCTACGTCAACGAAACCGCCTGGATTGATGCCACGCTGATGTTCGCAGCGCAGGCGGTTACCGCTTGGGTCAGTCGGAGGCCTCCGCCCCACAGATGAGCCCCAAACCCGGTGGCCAGATATGCCGTCGGGGCTTATTACATCCTTTCACATGCTTAAATAACCATTTATGGCTTGTCACATTCGCCATTAATGGCTATTCTGTGCTCGCCACGATCGGTGGCAGGCACTAGGAGACCATTGTGAAAGACTTGACCGCTGTCGATGTCCACGGGGAGACCCGCCGTGCATGGCTTGATCAGCAAGCCAGAGACTCGCAAAGTGACTTTGAAAATTCCGTGATATGGCGGGGCGTATTCATCGCCGCATTTATCGTGACCGTGATCAATATCCCGGCGTCGCCGCCACCGATGCAAGCCCCAGCGTCCGTCAGGGCCACGGTGTAGGCGAGCGATGACTCGGCGAATTCCCGTCACCGACACCGACATCGCTCGGGAACACCGCCTCCGCCATCTGCCCGGCTCTGCCGTCGACTCGATCACCAATCCCGCACTTCGAATCTGCCTCGCCAATTGCGCCGAGCTCAGGGAAAAGCAAGCGCAGCCCAAACAACCAACGCTGGACGGCAAGCGTCTTGCCGCTGGCGATACGGACTAACGCCACATGCCAAGAGCAAAACTCAACGCACCGCCGGAGCCCACGCGGCGCGACACCATCGGTCTGCGCTCCACATTCCACTACGATCCGATGGCGCCACGTCCCGCGACGCCAGTCATGGTCGGAAAATATGTCGTCGCACGGAGACCGCTTGCTGACAGCGTACACACGCTTTACATGATCCTCGACGGCACCGAGGTCATCAGCACATCGATCTCTTATCCGAACGAGGACGACTGCGCGACGGCGATCAAGAAAAATCTTCGCAAGCGTGCCGAGTCGCTTGCCTTAACTACAATTGCCAGGGCGAAAAAGCGCAAGCCGCGCGCACTGCGCGTGAAGGAGGCAGCGTGACCTTCGCCCTCCTCGTCGCCATCACCACATGCTGTGCCGCATGGTTTCTTACCGGCCATGCTCAGCAACTTCACATCGGCTTTGTCTTCGGACTGATCGACGCAATTCTGTGGCTGTTCGCTGGCGTGTCAGCCGGCAAGCTCATCGTGGTCGCAATCGCGGGATTCTGTGCCTTGTGCTTCGCACGGCCGTTTCTGCTCGCGTGGTCGGTGAGACTTTTCGGGAGGCGCCATGCGCAATGACCTGTCTCCGATCTGCAAAGCGTTGATCGCATTTTTAGCTGGTCAACGTGATCCGCTGACGATCGACAATATCGAGGCCGCGTTGCCACATGCCGATCGACATGCGCTCCGCCTCGACCTGCACATGCTGGTGCGAGGTACGGTCGTGCGGCAGGCCATCCGACGCTCGGACGAACGACTCGTGTACTGGCTCGCCGGCCTGACTATCGCTCCGTTTGACGGCACGTTGTTTCACTACGCCCCGGATGCTACGTTTGCCGATGTAGGCGGCATCCAGTCCACACTGGAGGCGAATCATGGCTAGGACCAGCCCGCTCGTTCTCGACGCCATGATCGTCACTGGCAACACGAAGGCCGCAGTCAAGGCCGCCGGCGGGGGATCGTCTGACCTGTGGACCGTACCGCCGAGCGAGATTCATTACGACCCGCGCGACAACGTACGCCCGCTCGATCCGGACCGCGTCCGCCATCTCGCCGAGCTTATCAAGGCGAACGGATACGACCGCAAACAGCCGATCGGCTGTTTCGTCCGCAAGGTCGGCGGCGAAGACCGCATCTTCGTCTATGCCGGCCAGCACCGCTTCCACGGCGCGTTGCTCGCGATCAAGGAAGGTGCTCCAATCGACCGACTCCCCGTCGTCATCGACGAAGCCAAGTCAGTCAGTCGCGTGAACCTGATCTACGCCGGCATTAACACCAACGACGGCGAGAAGCTGACGCCGCTGCAACTCGCCGAGAAGGTCATCGAATTGCAGGAGCTCGGTGAGCCAAACGCCACGATCTGCAAACGCCTCAACGTTACGGACCAGACGATCCGGGATGTATTGCTGCTGGCGAATGCGCCCGTCGCTCTGCACAAGCTGATTCGAGACAAGGTAGTCTCGTCGACGCTGGCCATCGAAGAGGTACGCGCACACGGCGGAGAGAAAGCGCTCGAGCGCCTGCAAACGGCTGCGTCGAAGGCAAAGGAATCGGGAAAGACCAAGGTGACTGCGAAAGCGCTGGCCGCAGCCGCACCGAAGCCCCTTGCCAAGCAGATCACCGAAGTGCAGGCAAAGCAACTTTTGCAGGCGCTGCAGTCCGTCCTGCACGATCCGGTGTTCGGCAAGCTCTCGCCGGGAACAATCGCCGGTGTGCACGCGGCACTAACGCCTCTCGCCGATCTGCTCGACGCGGTTTCGGCGAAGCGGTCCCGGCACCCGATTCACCAGCCGAACGAGCATGGTGTTTTCGTTGCACATGAGACTCTGAGTTGCCCTCCGCCGAAGCGTGGCGCCAAATCTCCAGTTGAAATCCGACTTGCTCAGCCGGAGCAAGGCAGCTGGATTTTTGCGACGTCCTACACAGTCGGCACGTCCCACGCTTCCGGCCCGCTCAAGATGAGCGAAGTGACCGCGATCTTCAAAACGCGCGGGCTCGCGATTCGCGGTGCTATCAAGGCACTTCGAAAGCAGCTTGATCAATGGAATACGCGCAACGCCAAGGAAATGCCAGCAATCCACGCGTGGTTGGAGAAACTCTGGACCACGCCGGATCCGGACTGGACCGAAGAAATGGCGCGGGGGAATGCGCAATGACAGTTCTCCCGGCCACTTCTACCCCATGTCCGCTGCCGCGTAAGCGGGAAAGCGGGAATACACGCTCCCAGCGTTCCCGCGCTGGTGCCGTCCCGGCGCAGACATTGAGCAGCGACGTTAGCAACAGCGGGCTCACGCCCGCCAAACCGATCCAGACGGACGAAGGCCAGTCGGATTCCCGACTGGCCACCCTCGCGCGGATTGCAGCCATTCGCCGCGAACTCCGTCAGTTGATCGAGCACGTCACCCATGTTGCCGACGTCGGGCTGCTCGACGTCGTTTGCGAGGAGAAAGGCTGTTTCACCCGGCACCAAGCCGCGCAGGAAGCACGCACATGGGCCGAACAGGCTCGCCTGTCCATCGAAACCGGTTTGATGCAGCTCGATTGCGCGCTGCATCCATCGACATGAGAATCGCTGTGACCAAAGCAGACCAAAATATCCATACGCAAAGTCGACGTCGACGCGAGGGACCTGAAATGGCCAATACGAAAACTGCGCTCGTCAAGCCGCTTTATCTTGACTTAGAAACTGTTTGCACAATCGTGTCGCTCGCTCCGGCAACTGTTCAGCTACTGGTTCGACAGGACCAGTTTCCAAAGCCGAGACTGCTGTCCGGCCGACGCGTTGGCTGGCTGCTTCGAGAGGTGGAGGAGTGGGCAGAGCAGCGACCGATTTCGGACCTACTTCCGCCGGCAAACACCGGCGCGCGCCGGAAAAAGTCGGTTACCGCGATGGTCAGCGACCTCCCGATAGCGCCTCTAGCCGCTCCGACACCCGCGTGAGCCACACGCGACGTTCCGCGTCATACGCGTGTCGGTTGTACACGCCCTTGATGCCCTCCTGCATGTGGCCGATTACAGCTTCGCCCACTTCGTCAGGGCACCCCATCGATGCCAGCATCGTTCGTACAGTGCGACGTAGATCGTGCGGTGCCCACACGGTTACAGGTAGACGCGGGCGCACCATTTCAGGCCTAGTTCTCGAGTAGGGCTGATGGTAGTGGACCGCCGTCTGCACAACTTTT